GGTAGTGGTGGTGGCCCTATTGCATTCAATAGGTTCGTAGACAGTGTTGGCGGTTTAGACAGTAATGATGGTCTTACGTCTGGTACGGCTAAACAGACTATTGCGAGTCTTGGGGCCATCTCCTCTGGGATGAAGATTGGTTTAGCCCGTGGATCTAACTGGCGTGAACAGATTAATACGACAGTTGACGGTATCCAGATTGGATCATATGGGACTGGTACTCTTCCAGTATTGGACGCTTCAGAAACCGTTGGGGCAAACTGGACGAAGACTGTTGGTCTAACTAATGTGTATGAGTTTACATTTACACATGCTAGTTATGTGGGCGGTTATCCGAGTCTCTGGGAAGATGGTACCAGGCTGCGGTGGATCAATGGTACAGCAGCTCTTGATGCAGCCCCAGGGCGCTTCTATGCTGCCGACACAACCGGAACCAGTGTCACACTTTACGTGTACCCTACGGGTGGTGGAGACCCTAATTCCAATGGTAAACTCTACGACTATGCAAAGCGTCTTTATGGGATCAATATGGACGGCATTAACTGCAAAGTCCAGGATGTCCATACGAAACGACAACTCCATAACGACGGCTCTATTCGGATGGGTGGGGCTAATGGGAGTATCTATCGTTCTCTAGCTGAGGACGGAACAAAGCATAATATGTATATCACTATCGGTGGTTATGCAGAAGATTGTATTGCATGGAAGACTGACTATAGTGACCGTATTAGTCCTACAGGATATGTTGCCTATGTAAGTGTGGGCACAGGGTACTCTGCCAGATTTAAGCGATGTGTCTTCAGGGGTCTTACCACTCAGGCTATTGCCGCTATTGCCGCCGGTGGTGCTAACTCTATTGTTGGATTTCTTGCTCATAATACAAGCGGTAGTACAGGACTCTGGGACACTATCACCTATGAAGATTGTTCAACCTATGGGACTACAAAAGGATTTGATGCTACTGCAACTGTAGTCTATATCACTCGCCCATATTGCCGTATGTCACAGACTGGTGCTGGTGCAAGTGGTGATACTACTAATGTACTCGACATGAATACTGCAGACGCTTCTGGTGCTTCTATTGCTTTTGTCTGCGCTGTCGAAGCTTTCCGTGGTGTAACTAATGTTGAAGGTCTTCGCCACTACGCCTTCGCAGCCACGCCTAAAGGTGTCGCTTATGCAGGTAATGCGAGTACAACGATCAATGTAACTAAGTCCGCTATGTATCGTCCTACTGGTGTGTCCGGTAACTGTATCTTTGTCTTCGGCAATAATGCCACTGCAACCGCTAACAGTAATCATAACATCATCTACGCCACAAACAATACACTAGAAACTGCTTTCCGTATGACGCTTGGTGCGGAAGACTACAATAATTACTTCAATGGAAACCTAAACTATCGGGTTGGTGCAACTACTTACAATGACTTCACCGCTTGGCGTGCGGCTGTACCTAGTCAAGATGTTAACTCAGTTGTTGGTGATCCTCTGTTTGTAGACCCGCTTAATGATAACTGGAATGTCGGTGGCTCTAGCCCCTCTATCGCTATTGGTGCTGGACTCGAACGACCTAATATAACTTACACACCGATTCCTTCAGATGCAGCCATAGGGGCAATGTAATGACTACAGTTATCTCTATTATCAAGGATGCCTTCAGGGAGACTAACCTCCTGGCCCTTGGCGTAGATCCCTCTACTGACCAGCAGCTTGAAGCCTTTAACCGGCTATCCGTTATTGTGGCAGGTGTTCCTGGCGGCGAAGCGGGGGATGGCCTTAGTCCATTAGCCCTTGGTCAAGAGAACATTGACGCCCCGGTTGGCTACCCTTGGTGGTCTAATGAGCTACCAGCTAATGTCTTTGTTCGGGCCAACACCCGCCTGATGCTTAACCTCACGGCTGAAGGGGCTGCTAACTTCGACCCTATCCCCCATGATGGTGCTCGTATGGGTGTTGTGGACTGCGCTCTCAATCTGGATGTTAATCCCATTACCTTGATTGGCAATGGGCGTCTGATCGATGGCTTGACTGAGGTTACTCTCAATACCCCTGGCCTCTCTAAGGAATGGGTGTATCGTGAGGACATTGGTACGTGGGTTACGGTAACTCCCTTAGACATCAATGGCAACATGCCGTGGCCCACTGAGTATGATGACATGTTCATTATTATGCTTGCTCTGCGTCTCAATCCTCGCTATGGCCAGGTAATCCATCCTGCCTCTGCTGAGTGGCTCAAGAAGATGCAGACTGCATTTAGTGCTCGCTACAGTCAGACGTGGTCCCAGATGCCTGTAGAGGATGGTTTACTATATATGACCAATGTCGACAGTCGTAATATCTACCGTCAATATGGTGACACTACTGGTATGTTTAATTCAGGGATTCCGTACTAATGGCTCGTCGTAAAGTTGCTGAATGGCCCGCTTGGAGGTATGGCCCCGATGGTGAGTCAGCGATCTTTGACTGTGCAGAAGATGTCCCGGCTGATTGGTATTCGACGCCTCAGATGGCGTTCAATCCTCCTGAACCAGAACCGGAACTATGTGCTGAGACGGCGGTCAATAAACTTCAAGGCATTGGAGTCAAGATTGATCCGCGTTGGGGTACTGCCAAACTGTGGGAAGAAGTAGAAAGGGTCTGTAAGAAATGACTACTGTCCCGCTAGGTCGGGGTGCTTACACCAGACTCTACACTGGTGCGCCTGAGATTGAGTTGATCAACCGTTGGGTTGAATCCAATCCTGCCAACCTTAAGGAAGGTGTGGCCCTTATCTCGCGTCCTGGTACCAAGCAATATGCTACTTTCGATCCAGGCGGCTTTACTGACCTCGGTTCAATGCGTGGTAACTACACCCTTAGTGGTCTCTTCAATGACAGTCTCTTTGTTGTCTGCGGTGACGCCTTCTATAAGATCAATATCGCTGGAACAATCATTCCCATTACAGGAGTTATTAATGGCACTGGACACCCTGAAGTCACTTGGCAAGCTGGCATTGATTACCAGCGGCTGTGGATTGCTGATGGCCTCCTGCTCCAGTACTATAGCGGTGGCACTCACGCTACTGGCTCCGTAACTAAAGTTGGTGCCATTGTAAATGGGGTTGACAAGTTCGAGCTTGGTGGTGTATACTATACTTGGGGAACGGTGTTCTCTGGGTCTGATGCTGGTACTTCAGCCAACCCCTTCGTAGTCAAACCCCTCACTGATCCGATGGGCCAACTCAATAAGGCCATCAATGCTAGCGGTATTCCTGGGACTGACTACAGCTCCACTCTCGGCGGTGCTAATGTGTACGCTAGATCGGCTACTGATGGTCTTGTTCCTGCAGTCGTTTTGACCATTACGTCTGTGTCCAATAATGCCAGCTCGAACCTGGTGACCTTGAGTGTTGCTGGTGGTACTGGTTTAAACGTAAGTGGTGCCACTCTTACTGGAGGTAATGTCCATGCCCTTCAAGGCTGCACCATTCCAGATGGTCAGACCCCAAGCTCAGTTACACAGATTGACAACTATGTCCTTGTGTCTATCGCCGCAACTAACAAGTTCTATTGGATTAACCCAGGGGAAACTTCTATCGACCCCTTGAACTTTGCCTCTAAGGAAAGTTCACCCGATCCAATCATCCAGATGCGGACTGTAGGTGACCAAGTCCTGATCCTCGGAGCCAAGGCCACTGAGAACTGGTACTCCACCGGTAACTCACTCGCCCCTTTCGCCCCCATTCAGGGTCGCGCGTATGCCCGAGGGTGCTTGAGTGGGACCGCTGTTGTCCTTGATGATGATGTGATCCTTGCGGGTGATGATGGTAAGGCATATAAGTTTGGCCTTCAAGGTGTTACAGTGATATCTAATAATGGTATCGAAGAACGTATTCGTCGTCAAGTTCGTAATGAACTCGGCTTGACCCCATAACTAGAGGTAAATAATGACCGCTCTCTATATGGATGGTTTCGACCATTACAATAATAACCTCAGTAATATGGCGGACGCCGGGTGGACTATCGTCAATACGGTGGGTTCCATTGGGCTTGGTGCGCCTTCTTGGGGTACTCGTACTGGTCCCTCATGCTTGATCAAGTTTGATGGTACTGGTATCACGAATAACTATGTTCGTCGTGCTCTGCCTGCTGCGACCACCAATCACATTGTGTCCTTTGGCTACTCTCTTTCTGGTCTACCAGGGGCTAATAGGATCTTCTACAGCATCTACACTGGTGTGGGTGCCCTGATTGCTGATGTCATTATCACCCCTACAGGTGCGATCTCTATTGTTGGTCCCTCCATTAATGCCACCACTGCTGGTCCTGTTATCACTCCGCAGAACTGGGCATTCATTGAGATGCAGTTTAATACCGCTGGGAACTTTGTCCTTCGCGTAAATGATGCCCTTGGCACTGATGCGCCTGTACTTCAGACCCCAATGGCTGGTGGGTCTATTGCCCTGTTTGACATCTTTAATGATGACCCAAATAATGGTTTCACCTGTGCTGTGGATGACCTATTCTTCCGGGACGCTACTGGTGCTGTGAACAATGGCTTCCTTGGTGACCGTCGGATCGCTGCTATGTATCCTGATGAAGACACCGTGCAAGCTGGATGGACACCCCATTACTACAAGCAGATTAGCGCAGGTCATGCAAGACTTGCCAATATGTCTACCGGTGCTAGTGGTACTCAAAGCCTTACGGCTGCGATTGATACCGCCCCTGCATCTGCCCTGAATATTGGAGCCGCCGCATTCACGCTTGAGTCCTTTGTCCGCTTTGACCGGATTCCCACCACCACTGAATACTACACGATCTTCAATAAGTGGAATGAGTCCCATGCGAATGGTCGGTCTTATCAACTTCGCTACACTGGCCCCACTGATGGCAATGTTCTGGAATTCAGGACTTCCACTGATGGTGCCGTTGGTACTGTTGTGTCTAAGATCCGATATCCCTGGCAACCTGACTATGGTACTTGGTACCACATAGCTCTGTGTCGGGTGGCTGGCCAACTCTTGCTGTTTGTCGACGGTGTTCAACTCGGTCTTCCCATTACGGACGGTGACACCTACTTCGCCACCTCCAATGCCGCCCTGTCTATTGGCACTCAACTGAACAGTGCATCCACTGGTGGTGCTGGTGTGTCTGGCTCAACCCTTATTGGTCGTCTGGATGAGACCCGCTTCACTAATGGTGTTGGGCGTTACACTGCTTCCTTTAGCCCGCCTACTGGCATCTTCCCTCGCTCTGTTGGTGGTGGAGACGCTGACTTTGCTAGTGTTGTTCTGCTTATGGGTTATGACTCCGGTATCACTGATGAGTCATCCTACGCTCGGACTATGGTGGCTACTAACGGTGCAACTAATATCATTGCTACGGATGGTAATCCCCCCGGTGCATGGACGACTGTTGGTAAGTCGACCCCTGATGACAATACATTCATTCGGGCAAGTCTGACCAATGCCACTAATATCTACACCCTGACGAGTCAACCTGCTAACAATGACACGGTCACTGTCGGTACTAAAACTGGTCCTGCGGCTGCTGTGTACACCTTTAAGACTGTACTTGCCAGTGCATTTGATGTCCTAATTGGGGCCACCTATGTGGACACCCTGACCAATCTTGTGCAGGCTATCAACCTTGGCACTGGTGCCGGTACTCTCTATGGTACGGGTACGACTGCTAACCTCGATGTCAGTGCGTCTAACCTACCTGCCGGTCAGATCCTTGTGACTGCCCTCATTGCAGGTACTGGTGGTAACAGTATTGCCTCTACAGAATCTAGCCCTGGTGTGTGGTCCCATGCGTCTACCCTCTCGGGTGGTGCTAATATTCCCGCTAGGAGTTCCTTCAGTGTCACCAGGCCACCCACTAATACAACTATCATTAGTGCCGTCCAGTTGGTCACTAGGGCCCGTAAGACTGATGCTGGGGTAGGTACCTTCAAGGCTGGTCTTGTCGGGCCTCTAGGTGCCATCGGAGAGGGTCCTGCACATGCTCTGACTGTGAACACCACTGTGTACAGCGACATCATTGAAACTGATCCTGACACCTCAGGTCCGATTAGTCCGACTACTCTGATCAATGGTCGTGTCACGGTCAACAGAACTGCGTAATTATGAATGAGCACAGATGTCACAGAATTCGATCTCCTTGGAGCCTTAGCGGGCAATACAGGGGTAGATACTGGTCAGGTCGTCTTACTAGAAGCCTATGGGCCGTTGGCTACGAAATCTGGGGATGTCAGTCAATTGGCAATCCTCGCCGCTATAACGTCAGGAGCGACTAACGTGAGTACAGATGTCAGCTCGATGGCAATCCTAGCGGCCTACGGTACAGGCGAACCCTTTACCCAGCGTCAAGCTAGTTGGACCTTTACCCTTGATGGGCATAAATTCTATGTCCTTCCGCTTGGCCCTGAAGGTGACTGGGCTTATGACATCACGACTGAAGCTTGGTGTCAACTTAAGACTGATGGTTTCAATGGTCTGAACTTCACGCATGGTATGATGTGGGGTCTGAGGATCATGGGTGGAGATCTTCTCTACCCATATCTCTATGAACTGGACCCCAATCAAGTTCTTGATGAAGACTGGCGACCTATTACCCATGTTGTCACTGGTGGTATCCCGCTCCGTGGTAGGTACAATGTGGGTGTGAGTAACTTCACTGTGACTGCGTCCGTTGCCACTCTTCAAAGTGTTGGTGAGAATATCTCATTGAGCTTTAGTGATGACAATGGTAATACGTGGTCACCTAACTTCAACATTGCCTTGACTGGTGTCGGGTCTCAGAAACTTATTTGGAATGCACTTGGATCATTTACGAACCCTGGTCGAGTCTTCAAGATTACGGATACGGCTGGCCCTATGCGTATTGATGGTGCTGATGTTGTTCTATCTGGTTCTACGGGTGAGGCGGATAGTGGTGAGAGTCAGGAATAGATTGTGGCGGTAAATAATCTCGGCCCACTCGATTGGCGAATCCCTATTGTTACAGCGGAGGGAAGGCCCACTGCTGAGTTCCAAAGACGTTGGGCCGATCAGATCTCTAACAATAGTCAGATCGGCTCTATCACTCTTGGCGCTGGTCCTCCACCCGCATTGCCTGCTCCTGCCGATGGGGCACAATACGCAGACACTAGTACCAATCCTTACACGATGTACATTGGTAGTGGTGGGACGTGGCACCTAGCCGGGACTGTCGGTGCAAATCCTACGGCCACTGCTAAAGACACGGCGGTCAATGGTACTGCAACTACCTTCATGCGTTCTGATGCTGCTCCTGCCGTACAGAAGGCTAGTAGTTCTCAGTTTGGTATCGTCAAGGTTGATGGTACTACGATCACTGAATCTGGTGGTGTAATCTCTTCTAGTGGTGGTGGCGGTGGGCCTGTCGTCCTATTTGATGAGATCCTAGGGTCTGCCACTGCGAGTAAGACCTATACTATTCCAAGCGGTTATGTGAACTTTGAGTTTGAAGTTCTTGGTAGGTCTACTTCAACTGGTGTTCAGAACTATGATGTACTCATCCAGTTTAATGGGGACACAGGCGGTAACTACGCCTATGCTGGCTTTGGCCACCAAGTGGGTAATGCCACCTTCAGTTCAACTGGACCTGCCAATGGTGCAACCTCTATTGCAGTTGCATGGGTAACCTCAGATCATGCTAGCGTTCCTGCAAACTGCTTTGGTATGGCTAGAGGTGTTGTATATAACTACTTGTCAACTGTTATGGATAAGACTGTTGAAGGCCGTGGTACTCTTCGGAACCAGAACTCTTCCAGTAATATCTATAACTCACTGACTTCAGGTATATGGTACCCTTCAACACCCGCTGCGATTACATCAATTAAACTTGCCCCTTCTAGTGGTAACTTTAAGACTGGTACTCGTCTCCGTATTATCGGGGTTCCATAAATGAGAACCTATGATGTCAACCAAGTTAGTGAGGTCATCAAGGACTTGCTCGATAGTGAACAAGTAGACCCTCAAGAATGGTTAGACCTACCAACCAATATTGCCCTTACTAATGACAAGGGTGATGTTGCTCTATTCGAGATCGGCTTCAATAATATCTATACTGGGCACTATCACTTTAAGTCCAGGGGCAGGCAGGCTATTAATGTAGCCCGTGAGTTCCTTGACGAATTGTTTAATACGTGCTATAATATAGATATACTTCTGGGGTTGACTCCTATTACTAATCTTCCCGCTAGGTGGCTCAGTCGACAAGTTGGATTCAAATCTCACGGTGTTGTCGAAGGACCTAAGCGCCACTATGAAATGTTTATAATTACGAAGAGGGAATTTAATGGGTAGTCTTATAGCGGGTGCAACGAGCCTCTTCGGCCCTAGCGCATCTAAAGCGACCCAACAATCCACTAGCTCCAATCAGGGCTTCGATTTCCTGAAGAATGCATTTAGTGGTGTTGTTGGTCAAGGGGGTCAAGCCTCATCTGCTCTGGCGAACATGCTTGGTCTTGGTGGTGAACCCGCTCAGACTGGGGCATTCGATAACTGGCGCAAGAATACTGGATATGACTTCGGGTTCAAGCAGGGCCAACAAGGTGTGGTCGGCTCTCAAGCCGCTAAGGGTCTGTTAAATTCTGGATCAACTGCGAGGGCCCTTACCCAGTTCGGCCAAGACTACGGCAACTCCAAGTACAATGACTACATGACCCAACTCTCTGGTCTTCTTGGCCAAGGGTTGCAAGCTGGTAATGTCATTGGTGGTGCTGGGAATGTCAGTCAGAGTACCTCGAAGTCTGTTGGAGCGGGTGCCAATGGTGGTGTTGGCCAGGTCTTCAAGGGCGTCGCTGGCAAGCTGTTGGGGAAATAACTGATGGCAAACATTCTTGCAGCCCTACTCCAAGGTCTGGCCGGTGGTGGTCCAACGGGAGACGCCGAACTCGAAGGGGTCACTGTGATGCCCCGTCGAAAGGTGGCACCGACTCCCATTGCTGAGCCCCCGCCTCCGCCCGCTCGCAACCCCTTTACTCAAGACTACATCCAGGCTGCCCAACAAGCGGCTCAAGCACAAGGCCAACTGCCTCGTGTGTCTGGTGGTACTGATCAGGGTCTCTATGGCTTACTCCCCCAAAAGATGCAACATGGCCGCCTCAGGGATATCCTTGGGGCTATTGGTGATGGTCTTCTGGCCAGTGGTGGTATGAAAGAACTGTACCAGCCTCGGGTGGATGAGCGTCGTGAAGGTCAGGCCATGATTGGCTATGATCAAGACCCCAATGCGGCCATTGAGCGTATGGCTCAGACTGGTTCTCCTGGGTCTATCGATGATGCCATCAAACTGCTGACCACTAATCAGACCAGTCAGGATAGAGCAGCTCAACGTGAACTGACCAAGTCTTATCATGACGCCCAGATTGGTAATCGGAATGCAGTTGTCCTTCAGAAGGCTGCTCAGTTCATTCCCGGTATGCTGAGGAATGTTAAGGATGCTGCTGACTATAATGAGGTGTATGGCCGCCTGACTAACCTTGCCCGTAGGTTTGACCCGGAGGCAACTCCCACCACTGCTTGGGGTCTTCCTGATCCCGCTGATTGGGATCCCTCTATGACTGAACTGTTCGGGACTACAGGTGGTCAACTACTCAATGCTGATGTGGGTCGTGAACGTATCCAACAGTCTGATGTGAACAACCGTAGGTCTACTTCCACCTCTGCGTCCAATAACCAACGTACTGTGGCACAGTCCAATACGAACAACATTCGTAGTACGAGCCAGTCCAATACCAATAGTGTGCGTGCTAGTACAGACCGCAATGCTGCTCTTGCTGTCCGTAAGGCTGGTGGTGGGTCTGGCCTTCATGCTAAGACTACTGGTGCTGCACCTAAGCAAGCTGCTGGGCGTCTGACTGCTGCACAAGCTATGCGACTTCCTCCGGGTACCATCTTCACCGGTACTGATGGCAAGCAATACAGGGTTCCTAAGAAGTAATGGCCGATGATTATAGTGCCTTTAGTCCTGTTGACGACTATAGCGCCTTCACGCCTGTAAGTCAAGCGGGGCCTACTGCTGCACCTAAACCTAAATCAGACTTTGGTAATATTGGTAGGGGTCTAGCTGGCTCTTATAAGCAGGCTGTTACTAACGGCCTGTTGATGCAACCTGTCCGCTGGGGTATGGAAGCTCTTGACGTTGGTGGTTATAAGCAGAAACTCCGTGATAAGTTCCCCGGTAAACCGGACACCTGGTACGACCAGCAGATGGACAAGGTCTATGACCAAGCCATCCTTGGTGCCCGTAAGGACGCCCAGGAGCAGACTGCTAATAACCCCTATCCTGGCCATCAGGTCGGTAACTTTGTGGCTGGTGTCCTTGGATCTGCTGATCCAACTATGCTTATCGCCCCTGGTGTGGGCCTCAGTAAGGGTGCCTTCCAGGGGACTGCTAGGCAGGTTGCCACTAATGTAGCCAAGCATGTCGGTAAGCAAGCCGCTATCCAGGGTACCATTGGTGGAGCCACTGACCTTGCCACTCAAGGTATGGATATTGCAGAGGGGCTTCAGAACGATGTTGACGTTAATCGTCTCGGTACTTCTGCTGCCCTTGGTGCTGGTTTTGGCGCTGGGTTTGCTGGTGTCCAAACGGGAATCCACAACCCGAAGTTCCAAGAAGCTGTAGCCAACTCCACGGCCCCTGACTTCATTAAGGGACTGTTTCTTGAGCGTGGGCATGACCTCAACCCTGAGGCAGTCCCCTTCAAGAGTCAGGTCGGTGAAGCTAGTCCGGCTATGGCTCCTGAGAATGTAGCCAGGCACAGGGAAGTCTTGGCTAAGGGTACAGCGGATGACATCAATAACTTCTATGATGAAGTTGGCGGTCCTCGGCCAGCTCCTGAGTCCATTGATAAGTGGCTCCAACAACGTGAGGCTATGTGGCCTGAAGGTTCTGGTGCTCCTGCTGTTGCCCCTAAGCCTGAGATCATTGAGGCTCAGATCCATCGAGACAATATCAAAGCCCATATCGATGACCAGACCAAGACCTGGAAGAACAAGCCCAACGTCAATGTGATTGACAGCTTGGATGATATGTCTCCTGAGGTTAGGGCATCTGCTGATAGGGACGGTATTACCCCAGACAATACGGTTGGGTTCCTTGGTGAGGATGGTCAAGTCCATATCTTCGCTAACCAGATCAAGACTCCTCAAGCCGCCAATGCCGTTCTCTTCCATGAGGCCCTTGGCCACTATGGGTTGGCTCAACGCTTCGGGTCTAAACTCGACTCCACTCTTGACACCTTGGTTGCCCGCAATGTGGGCCAGTTCGGCAAGAAGGTTAACACCTGGATTGCCAAGAACCCTGGTGCTTATGGTGGGTCCAAGACTAGGGCGGCTGAGGAAGTCCTCGCCGAGATGTCCCAGAATGGCCCCCTTCCCAAATCAATCGGTGACGCTATTGTAGCGGGTGTTCGTCAGTTCGCCCGGAGGATGGGTGTTGACCTGAAGTTCGGGGACGCTGAAGTCCGTCACATCCTGAGTATGGCCCATGACGCTGTCATCAATGGCAGGGGCAGGGACGTGGTTGGTAACCGGTTCCAGGGGTTGCATCGTGGAGCTGACTATCAGTCCACTGACTTCGGTGCTGAGCAACCTAACCGTCAGATGTATGCCGGTACTGCGTCTCAAACTGCCCCACATGGCGGTAGTGATGAGTGGTTTACGGGACCTGATGGTAACCTGCGATATGAAATCCCTGACCAAAATGCTCGTTTTGACGAGTGGCTGAGTCATGAAGATATAAAGAACGGTATGGATCTAGATACTATCTTACTTCATCCTCAACTCTTTAAAGCCTATCCTGAACTTCGTAATGTCAAGGTTATCCGTGATGTGTCAGCATCGGGCGGTGGCCCCCTGTTGCAAGGATATTTTGATCCAGTAGCTGGTAAGATTCATATCAGTCCTAGGGCATTTGATCCGAAGAGTACACTTCTTCATGAGGTCCAACATTGGATTCAGTTTAAGGAGGGCTTCGCTCAAGGGGGCAACTCAGGGTCTATCCGTCTTGACAATAAAGAAGCTCTTGGCAAACTTGTTAGCTTCTATGAACGAGAACTATCTCGTGTTGAGCATGGTAGACTCCCTAAGAGTAATGCCTTTGTCGGTGTTAAAGATGTCAGTGGTACTATCTGGGACCGTATGAAAAGAGCCAAGGATTTGATAGAGTCCTCAGGCGAAGTTAAGACGATCTATGATACTATTGCGTCCACTGAACGGACTAAGATGGTCATTGATCTTCAAGTTAAGCGGTATGCAAAAGAGATTGAAGATCTCGATGTAAAGATGCAACAATCTCTTGGACCTGAAGAGTATGATAAAGCCTTTGAAAGGTTTGTAGAATTAAATAAAAAGTATTCAGACGCTTTGAATTCTGCAAGGAAACTACAGAAACGTATTGAGGTGGTGTCTAATGGTCTGACAGACATTAAGGGCAAGTTCAGTGATCTGTCTTATGATATGTACAACCTTCTTACTGGCGAAGTAGAAGCCCGTGATGTTCAAGCCCGTATGCATATGGGTGAGGAAGAACGTGCTCGTACTGCACCTTTCGAGATGGAAGGGATCAATCCTAAGGATATGATCAACTACCAAAATAATGACATATCTGCTGAGATTGGCCGTGACCCTCTTGGCCGTGACACCACTGACACTGACATGCTTGGTGACATCGACAAACTCAAAGCCAATCCTCGCTTCTGGACTGACCCAGAATACAGGCAGAATGTGATTGAACTTGGTAGGTCTAAAGCACCTATTGAGATTGGTGGTGAGCAGTCTGCTATCCCAGCACCCAGTGGCTTCAAGTCTGAAGCTGAAGCTAGGGCGGCTGCCAATCGTCAGATGACCCCCGAGCAACTCGGAGCTGCTATTGAGTCTGGTGATGTTGACATAGATAAACTTGAGCGTACCTACGAGAACGCCTATACGGACTACGTCCCAGTCCAACGCCCAGACCGTGAAGTCTTTAGGGCGGCTATAGACGCTGGTATCTCACCGGCCAAGGTCAAGAAGATCAAGAACATTGAAGACCTGAGCGCCCGTATCTATAGGTCTCAGAAGGCTGCTGATGTCTTGAATGACAGGATTGCTGGTCTCCTTGAGAAGGAGGGTACTCCTGCTTGGTCAATAGCCGATGCGGACAAACTCAGGCAAGCTCTTGTTGATCACAACTACATCCTGAGCAAGCTGTGGGACGACACCTCTGAGGTGGGTCGTGCACTTCGTGTTGCCAAGATGGGCTATACCCGTAGCTCGATGGAAGCGTACAAGCAACTGCTCGCTGAGCATGGTGGTTCCTTTGCTGGCCTTGCTGATGATGAGACCCTCAACCGATTTGCTAGGTCACTTAAAGCCCTGATGGCTGGCGGTGCCAATCCCAATGGTGTCAACGCACTCGTTAAGGGGTTGGCCAAACCTAACTGGGAAGAGTACCTCCTGTCGGCTCGCACTAATATGATGCTGAGTGGTATGTCCACCCACGTCACCGCCATCACGGACATGATTGATGGTATCGGCCTCGACTTGATGGACAGTGCTGCTGGTCTGATCCCCAGTCTTGGGCGTGAAGGCTTGCGTGCTCTTGGTATTGACGTTAAGCCGGGTATCCATCCTGCTGAGATTGCTGCACGTCTCTGGGGTCTAGTTCGTGCGGGCATGGAAGCTAGCACCTATGTGGACACCCTGAAGACCCTACGTGAGGGGTCTGAACGACATACCTCCGGTGGTAGACAGTACGCCAGGATTCCACTGGTCAGTAAGGTTGGTGACTTGATTGCCGCTGAGGATCAGTTCTTCAGGGCCTTCGGTACTAACATGCATCTCTATGGTCTTGGTGTCCGTAGGGCTGTGGATGAGGCCAGGGCTGCGGGTAAGAAACCCTCCTTCGATGACCTGATGTCAACGGGTGTGAGTTACGCTAGGTACCCGGATAGGGACATGCTCAAGGAGGCACACGACGCCACGGAGACTAATCTCCTACTGGCACCTAACATGCTGACCACTCCGCTTGATGCCCTTCGCAGGTCTAAACAACTTGGCCCTAATGCCACCATTCAAGAGCGCACTGTAAATGCGGCTCAACGGGCTGGTAGCTTTGTTGCTAACTTCCTACTGCCCTTCGTGAGGACTGCAACCAACAGCCTGTACCAACGGGTGTGGAGGCGTACACCTCTGACCATGTTCGATCCGCATACCCTTGGTGACCTCCGTGAGGGTGGTGTCAAAGCTGACATCGCTATGGGCCGGATCATGCTTGGTACTGCGTCTGTGGCGTTTGCCTGGGCTGCTGCTGGCAGGGGTCAGGTGAGTGGTGAGGGGCCGACCAACCCTTATAAGAAGGCTGTGAAGATGGCCACTGGTTGGCGTCCCAACTCTATTAAGTCTGAGGTGAATGGACAGACCCAATACAATATCAACCAAGGTTTGGGCAACCGTCTAAATATCTTTGACCTCAACAGTCAGACTGCAACTATGGTGGCTGGTCTGAGGGAAGCATTCGACAAGGGCGCTAATGAAGGTCAGATCGCTACTGGCATGAAGCTTGCTGTCTATCAGACTATCAAGTCATTGGGCGATAACTCCTGGTTCGGTGATATCTCCGACACTTTCTCCACCTTCACTGATCCTCGTAGTGAATGGAAGCGTGATCCGTGGGTCGCTAACCAAGTCACTAGCTTTGTCCCTAATCTCGCTAGCCAAGTTGCCAGGGTCAGGGATCAGAGTCAACCTCTTACTACGGTCCAAGGTGATCTCGGTCAGACGATTGAGAATACCTTTAAATCCAAGATCCCCGGCCTTAGGGAAACTCTGCCAGACAGGATGACACCCTTTGGTGAGCCTGTTCAAAATGGCGGTACGATGGCTGGCCAGACTACTATCCTGCCGCAGGGCAATCGCCTCACTGGTGGTGCATTCATCAAAGAGAACACCGACCCAGTTGTCAAAGAGGTCAGCCGCCTTGATGACATGTATGAAGAAAGCCTCGTTACCCCCGTTCAACGAACTGTTAAGATTGGTGGTGAAAAGAAGAAGCTGACTAACGAAGAGTTCAGTGAGTACCAGCGCATGGCTGGCATTGAGATTACCGAAACCATCCGGGATATGATGGACACTGAAGAGTGGCAAAGTATGGACGATGAGTCTCGCGCCGCCTGGATTAAGAAATCACAATCAGACGCAAAGAAAAGAGTAAAGGAGCATTTGTATGGCGGGGGCGAGTGAGCTTGAGCGTATCGCAATCTTGGAGACTAAACTTGAAATGATGGAACAAACACTAGAACAAATCGGAGGGAAGCTTGACGCGCTTCTTGAACTGAAGACCAAGGGTATGGGAGCCATCGGGCTTGTTGGTCTTATCCTATCAAGTGGTGTCATTGGTGTGATCATGCTTGTCGTGAATCTATTTAAGCCGTCTC